CTTTATTTCCGGTATCGCCTTTTTGTCCTCGGTCTCCATCAATACCCTTTTGGCCCTTAACGCCATCGGCGCCTTTTTGACCTTTAGTTCCATCAATACCCTTGTCACCTTGGTCTCCTTTTTGACCACGGTCTCCATCTATGCCCTTCTGGCCTTGGTCACCTTTGTCGCCAGTAGTTCCTTTATCTCCTTGGTCACCCTTGCTTCCGGTATCACCCTTCTGGCCGCGGTCTCCTTCGACGCCCTTCTGGCCTTTAGTTCCGTCGATACCCTTATCGCCCTGGGCTCCTTTGTCGCCCTGGTCACCTTGGTCTCCTTTTTGTCCACGGTCGCCATCGGTTCCCTTTTGACCCTTCGTGCCGTCGATGCCCTTTTCGCCTTTGCTTCCGGTGTCGCCTTTGTCGCCCTGGTCTCCTTTCTGACCACGGTCACCGTCGATACCCTTCTGACCTTTGGTGCCATCAATGCCTTTCTGGCCCTTCGTTCCATCAACGCCTTTTTCCCCTTTGTCACCGGTATCTCCTTTCTGACCACGGTCGCCGTCAATGCCTTTCTGACCCTTGGTACCATCAATACCTTTTTCACCCTTGTCTCCGGTGTCGCCTTTGTCGCCCTGGTCTCCTTTCTGACCACGGTCACCATCTATTCCCTTCTGGCCCTTCGTGCCGTCAATTCCCTTTTGACCTTTAGTTCCGTCGACGCCCTTTTGGCCCTTATCGCCTTGGTCGCCTTTTTGGCCACGGTCACCGTCTATACCTTTTTGTCCCTTAGTACCATCAATGCCCTTCTCGCCTTTAATGCCTTGGTCACCCTTGTCACCCTGGTCTCCTTTCTGACCACGGTCACCATCAATTCCTTTTTGTCCTTTGGTACCGTCGATACCTTTCTCTCCTTTGGTTCCTTGGGCCCCTTTGTCTCCTTGGTCTCCCTTTTGGCCGCGGTCTCCATCAGCGCCTTTCTGACCTTGGTCACCCTTGTCACCGGTAGTTCCTTTGTCGCCTTGGTCACCCTTGTCTCCAGTGTCGCCTTTTTGACCTCGGTCACCTTCGGCTCCTTTATCACCTTGGTCGCCCTTGGTGCCTTGACTTCCTTTATCTCCGGTATCACCCTTATCTCCGGTATCACCCTTATCTCCGGCATCACCCTTGTCTCCCTGGTCGCCCTTGGTGCCCTGGGTTCCTTTGTCTCCCTGAGCGCCTTTATCACCAGTGTCTCCTTTCTCTCCGGTTGTTCCTTTGTCGCCCTGGTCACCTTTGGTTCCTTGAGTCCCCTTGTCGCCCTGGTCGCCCTTGTCTCCGGTTGCGCCTTTATCTCCCTGAGAACCCTTATCGCCAGTAGTTCCTTTTTCGCCCTGTGAACCTTTGTCGCCTTGCGAACCCTTGTCACCCTGGGCGCCTTTACTGCCGTCTATGCCTTTATCTCCTTGGTCACCTTTAACGCCTTGGTCGCCTTTATCTCCAGTGCTACCCTTTGCTCCAGTAGTCCCTTTGCTTCCATCAATACCCTTGTCGCCCTGGGCGCCCTTGTCTCCTTGGGTCCCCTTAGAGCCGGTATCGCCTTTGGTGCCCTGGTCTCCCTTGTCTCCGGCATCACCCTTTTCGCCAGCATCTCCTTTAGAGCCCTTTGGTCCTGCGGCACCTTCAGTGCCCTTGTTTCCCTTTTCTCCTTTAGATGCTGCCGCACCTGACGCGCCCTTATTGCCTTTGGTTCCCTTGGAGCCTGGCAATTGCTCGGTGGCCCCACGGGTAATTTCTACCGTGGTGTCATCAGGTTGGATAATGTCAATGTTAATATCGGCCATTAGTTCTCTACTATATCTTGTACAATTTCAAATAGGCCGTACATCCAAGTAGCAACAGTGCTGTCAGATATTTTTGTAGCCTGAACACCATATACATCAGTCCCTGCGTCAACGAGCATGTTTGCTGCGGTAATGGTAATGGTCAACACACCTAGCGCTGTACCGGTTATTGTAATGTTGGAGTTGGATATGACAATGGGGCCATCATCATATTCGCGCACTTCCATCTTAAAAGTGTAAGCCGTTAAGTCAATCGCTGTTCCGTTGGCGTCTGAAATGTTTGACGTAAGCACAAACGTATCACCACGACGGCAACACACATCTACGTGCGCAGCAGTGTTTAGATTGACGGTACTTGTTGTACCGCACGTGCAAGGACTGGATGAACAATTACACATCTTACAAAATTACGTATTCATTAAGACAGAGGCGAGGCTGCCGTCTTCCGATAACGGAGGACGCTCTCCTTTTCTCTGCGCTATTAGTTTGCTTTGCGCAACCGCCTGCTTTTCGATACGAGCATCCTTTCGGTTTTCTGCTACGGCCTCCGCTTCGCGACGAACACCACTTTCAATCTGCTGCTCTGCGATTCCCGCTTGTGCACGAAGTTGTTCAATTTGTAATTTGAATTGATACTCCAATTCCAGCAATTGTGCTTTTGACTGGGTTTCGAGTTGAATGCGCTGTGCTTCTATTTGCGCTTTCATTTGCTCTTTCTGCATTTCCATCTGGGCAGCCACCTGGGTAGACTGAGCGTTAGCCTGGGCTTGGGCCTGGGTCTGCTGCATCATCTGCTCTTGTTGCTGCTTAATGCGCTTCTTGCGACGGACAACCAAAAGGCGCTCGGCCTGCTCAACGTCTTTAAGTTGACGAATGGCTATGGCGTCCTCTAGGTCAATCTCTTTTTGTCCGAGGGCTATCTGAATGTTTTGCTCCAGGTATGCTCGCTCGCTTTCGTTCATGTCCGTGACAACAAGAACACCAAAGTTGTACATGCCCAAGTTGTTAAACGAGTTCAGTACAGCCATGTTGGTTTCCCCTACCGCATTTGTGTACACCTTGTACAGGATGCTGTCTGGAGGAATGATTTGCAAACAGCGAACAATGTCGTCACAAATCTTGCGGTATAATACATGCGCTGCGTTTGTGATATCATAGATGGCGTTGTTGCCGGCCTGAATAGCCTGCTGCTGAACGCCGACCAGAGCGTCTCCCTTGGGAGTTGTTCCATCCATCACCTCATTGATTCCCGTTGCATCACGAATCATGCGCAAGTAGTGGTTGTACAAAGCAACCAATTCCTGGATATTTCGAATAGCGTTTCCGATTTCGCGGACAGGAGGGTTCTGGAATCCGCCCTCTGGATTCTTGGAACGGTAATAAAAGATACCGGTTTGTTCGTAAATGTCCTGAATCTCAAGGGGTTGCAGTTCTCCGCCTCGGCCAAGTTGCACATTCTCAAGGCCCTCGATGTCAATAATTAACCCATCAGGCTTGGCCTTTGCGATAGACTGTTGGAGTTTCAGATGGGTGATTTGCAACATGTCCGCAAAACCAATCACAGAAGAAACCATTGACTTAGGAATCATACCGCGGATGTTCGTTGCCACTACGCTGTATGAAAGACGAGCGCGGCTAATGTCGTGTACGTTCTTGGGTATGTTTTTCTTTGGACCGTAGTTGTACATGAACTCAGTGCCCACAATGTAGGTGCCTCCGTAAACGGTAGCGTTTGCCATGTATACAGCCTCGCGGTCATACACAGACTGCTGGGGCGCATTGTACTGCGTTCCCTTGTAGTAGAAACCAATGTTTCCGTATGCTGACTCTTTCTTTTCAAAGATGATGTTGTCAACGCTCATGAACTCAAAGTCCATAACCTCAATCTTGTATTGGTCGTAGCCCTGACGATATCGAGTTCCCGGACGGTCATAGCCTGTGCTTTGCGTTGAGAACTGGTCGGGCTGATTGCCGTACTTGTTCATTACCGTCTTAGCAATCTGCTCATACTGCGCTTCAGTAAACTGGTCACCAGCCCGGCGCTTGAGTTCCATGATGGTGATGTACTTGAAGTGCCCGGCGTACGTTAGTTCCGTAAAGTTGGGGTCGTCTGTCCAGTTGTGAATAAAGCGAGCAGGGTCAACGTACTCCTCTACAATTCCGTAATTGGGGTCATTGTTTCTGCGCGCAATACCGATTCCACAGACAGCAAGGTCTTCTACGCATCGACGGTAAATGGCTTGGTCAAAGTCGTTCCACTTCAACGTCATCTCTGTTGCCAGTTGCGCGGCAATCTCTGCGTCTGTCTTTACGTTGGTGTCTAGGAATATCTCGGTTTCTTCTGGGGTATCTGGCAATTGCTCTGGGTCAAAATTCATTTCAACGCCAAGGCTTTTTGCCTCCATCAGTTGCTCCTTGTACTCAATCTTTAGGGTGGCTGAGTTTTTCTTTTTGTCTTTCTCGCTTCGTGACAATGGGTCAACCGCTTCTATTTGCGGATACGGATTGCGAGACAGAATTTTGTTGACTACAATCTTTACAAACTTTGGAACAATTGGTACTGGAGTATAGTCCAGCGTAAGCAATGTTCCGTCGCCGTTATTGTTGTCTAATGAGTTTAGTATTTGCCGATAGATAGAAGTGTCTTGCGTACCCTGTGCATAATCTCGGCAGCGCTCCATTTCGCTGTTGCGCCTGCCGTATAGGGAATTTTGATAGTCACTACCTACCCATTGAGCATACATGGCCTTCGCATACTGGAGGCCGTAAGGCGTGGAAATCTTTTCTTCTACATCCGCTAACGGGTCTGGAAATGAAGACTGTCCCTTAATATATTGATTGTCCATACGCAAAGTGGGCTATAAGGGCAAATATACTTCATATTGTTAGCGTAGAATTATCTGACCCTTTCTGAAAAACTTCTTCTCTGTGAAGTCTGATTTGGGCTTTGGAGGCTTATGTCCTTGTGCTGCAAGGAGGGCCAAGCCGCTTGATATTGACAAGTCAAATTTTGTTCGGTCATCAACCTTAAAGTTTATCCAGTCTTCTAGTGTTCTGTCTAAATACATTTTGCCAAACTCAAGTGTCTGTTCATTGAGCCCAACGTGTGCGTGGACATACGCTTCAATAGACTGCGCATGTGCTTGGATAACATCCTGTGAGTTTGATGGTATTCCTTTTGTTTTTGTCTTTACCCCAAAGCCCGAGCCAAGGTGTTCCGGTCGGTCAAGAAGCCAGTCCTGGTAACCCCTTGATTCAAAGTACCTTGCTATGCCATACTTATTGTTTTCAATTAACAGCGGATACCCGTAAAATTTTGCAGCCATCAGTACGTCTTCGTAAAAAATTTTTGCAAGCGGTGGACGTGACGCATACTCCGCAACAAACATATTGCTTGGGTGCGCCATGTTGAATTTGTTGTACATGTGGCAAGCGCCTTTTGAACCCCTGCCGTCTACGGTCGCGTCAATGTCATAGGAGTCAACTCCTCCACATCCAAGCCATGAGTTTTCAGGCTTGTTCTTGTTTCGCAGTTCCGCCGGAGGAAGCCACGCAATTCTCCACCGGCCCTCCGTGCTTGGACTAAAGACCACCTCGGTGTCGGCCACGCCATCTTTCCAAACAAAGTTTCCAATAACAATCGGAGACGGAAACAGGTCTTGGTTATACTGAATCTGCTCGTATATCTTCTGAACATTAAACAGAGACGCCTTAGAACTGTCTCGAAATGCTTCCGCTGTTGTGAATGGGAACTGGCGAATGACTTCGTTTAATTCATAAGAGTCGTCCACAAGGGCCTTTCTCTCGTTCTTTAGGAATGACTTTGCCCCAGACGAAACCGTTCCGCCATCAATGCTTAGGACTTCTTTCTCTGGGTCCTCGACTACTGGCATTCCGTAAGCGTCAAAGAACCCTTCTAGCGCATCGTATGCGGGTATGAAGATGGCGTACAAGCCACTCTTGGTTCTTCCGTTTTCGTTTCTCTCTAGCGGGTTGCTTGCGTCGTAGAGGTCTCGGTACTGCCTGCCCCCTCTGTCGAGTGGATTGACCGTGCTACCGACCATAGCCTTTCCGACAATCTTCCTACCCACAAGAAGACATGTCCTGTGAATTCGCCATGACTCTCTGATGTCTGATGGCTTTTCCCATTTGCCTGCTTCATCTAAATACAGTATATGCAGTTTCTCCCCGTCGTACGCGTTGTTCGTTGTATTCTTCCAGTTGATTACCGTGTTAAGGGCTTCTCCTTTTTGAGCCGTTTTGTTCTTCTTGGTAATTCTTTTTGATGGCTCTCGGAACGCCAACTCCATGCGAGGGTTGGTGGTACCGTCCTGGATTGGTTTGAAGAAGAACGGAAGGGACTTATAGATAGGAACAACCTTCTTCATGAAGATATTCTCCTGCGCATCGGAACCCGTCTTTGACATGATTCCCAACAATTTGTCCTTCACTTGTGTGGCCTCGTTGACAAGGACAGAGGCTGACATATTGGTATACCCCGAGCGTCGACACTTGACATACACCTGTCCTAGTGACCTTGGGTCTACTGCGCAAGCCTCAAGGTGTAGAAAAAGTTGGCGCTGAAAGTCGAGGTAGTCTGGATATCCAATATCAATCTTTGACCACTGTAGGAAAAAGTAATGGTTTCCGGTGATGTAAGTTGGTACGCCATTGTTGTAGAACCATACTCCATTTCTTCGTCTTTGATATTCCTTGCTAATATAGGACGTGTATTTTTTTCTAAACTCTTCAGGCATAGATGCCCAGTCCTCCATGGATGCCACCTTGCGAAGTTCTTCTGGTAGTTCAAGACGCCTCCACCTTTGGTCCTTCTTTGGGAGCGAAGCAAACAGAATATCTTTCTCTGGAACGGCCGGCAGTTGAACCAAAAGACCAGACAGTTCAATCACTTCTCCCTGCGTAGAGTCGGGGCAAATGTTGACAACAATCTCGTCTTCGATTTCTAAAAGTCCAGCCATTTAAAATATTTACACTAAATTAACATTATGAAAAGAATCGCACTACTACTAGCAATTGGACTCACCGGTTGCTCTGCTGTCGGTCCGGAGTTTTCGCCAGTACATACTTGCGGCTACCCCAATTGTGACCTCACAAACGTTCACACGCACACAACTCTAGAAGCACTATACGGATTCTAATTCCAGTAGATGAATACCCATTCGTCATTTTGAATACTGTTCTGCAAATCCTCCTGCATAGTCTCGGTCTTCTTTGAGTTCGTCATTGTTTTTGAGAGTTTTGATTATTGAATCTAAGCGCTCTCTTTCTACAATGAGTTCCTTTGCATCTACCGCTGTTTGTTTGATAGCCTGCAATTCCGCCTTGCGCTGAGAGCCACTAAGGTCTTGGTCTACAGGTTTCCGAATTTCCTGTATCATATTTTCTATGGCTATTTGCATAGCCTCCATAAGTAGTGTTGCCGTATGTACATTGTCATACTTCTTCTGGGACTTTGGCATAGATATGTTGCAAGTAAACTCGATATAATTTTTCTCCATCCACCTCCATGATGTAATCGGCATTCTTCATAAAGAACACCTTGTCGCCTTCGTGTAGGCCCAAGTCTTCTAGTTTCTTGGAACCGTACCGAATGTATCCAAACTGATTGTAGTCCTTATCCTTTTGAACAATCTCAAGGATGTCACTCTTCAGTTCGGCCTCCTGCTCTGCTGGCGTTAGGAATATCCACTCGCCAAGTATTTTCACTTTGCCCGTCTTCTTGCTTTTGTAAGCATACGCTTGGCAGACCCATGGGTCATCTCCGCCATCGTAGGTGACGTAATACAAGTCGTCGTCATCGTATATCCACTGTCCCCTTCGGGACCCTGCTTCTTGAATCTGACCACCCTTGTACATTAGGTGATTTCCACCTAAAACAACGTGATGATGAAAGTACAAAGTATCGCCTATTTCTACGCCCGTGGGGTACTTCTCTGGCACGCCCACAACCTCGCCTTCGAACGCCCTGTGTTGGAACTCGTTAAAGCGATTATCTAAAAAAACTTCAACACCGTTAACGACAATTGTCTCCTTTACCGGCTCCGGGATTCGGACTATAAAGTACTTCAGTGGTCTCACTATTCTCTCTTTAAGTGCATAGTGTCAACCCCAGAAGGTGGGGCATTCCAAACGTTAATCGCTATAGCGGAACGCACCCCACGTGTGACGGGTGTGACGCGGTGAGAGTGGCCGCCTGCGTCAAATATGATTAGGCGATTGAACTTTGGCTGAATTACTTCAGGCTCTTTGTTTACTCCGTTAGAAAAAATTTCCAAACGACCGCCATCAATGTCGAGTGGTACGGGGTAAAAGACAGAACCAACCCTAGGGCCAACAACCTCGCCGGTCTTTTCCCAAAGGATTTCGTCTTTGTCGGTGTGCATACTTAGCCCCGGCTGATGACCATCGCCGTGCTGGTTGGTCCAGTACTCAAATCCGGAAGTGCTCAACGGGCTATGAGGGCTTCTCTCTCCCCACACATATTCTATTAGCCTCTTTTTTAGGGTGTTAGCCGGGCTATTCCAAAAGCCGTTCCACCAATAGTATGTTCCGTTGTTTGCAAAGAAGGTCTTGTTTGCTGCTATTTCAGCCAACAAGCCTTCATCTTTGATGAAGTCGTCTACAATAATCATTCAAAATCACAATCGTGTTCAATTAAACATGGCATATCGTCAACAGTCTTCCAGAGCATGATGCCCTTATCGACGTTGTAGATGTATACAAGGTAGCGACGAATACCGTATTTAGCAAACGTTCGCTCGTCCATGACAATTGAATCAACAACTGCGTCTCCTGCTTTCTGTCCAACGAAGTACGCCATTGCATCCTTGGGGTTTTGCCCAATGATAATCTTTCTAATTAATTCCATTTCTTTTCTTCTTTTAACTTCCGCAAGCCTCGCAGTCTTCGCTGTCGATAGAACACATGGGGTTTACGGGGATTTCTTCCAAGTCGTTAAGCCAGGACCCAAAGTCCGTAGTCTCTTCGCTCATAGGTTTTGTAAGTTAGTTAAGGTTTAGCCAATAGTCAACAGAGCCCGAATCATCTTCGTCGTCGTCATCTACAGAGTTCTCTATGTAGCAACGCTGAACAGCGTCAATCATTGCATCTATCTCTAACTCTGATTCGGCATTGAAGCCCGCAAGAAACTCATAGGATAGGTCTTCGTCTTCCGTGTAGTCCATAGAAAACCCAAAGCAATACGTAGCCAAGAATTCTTTCTCTGCACCGTTAGCACGAACAATATCAAGCACTTCGTCCATCTTGCTTTTAATCTCAATGAACATCTCTATGCGTTGCTTTGCTTTCATCAGAAGGAAGTATTATAACTTCCTAAGTTAGTAATTGTGACGGTAGAATTAGTAGTGAGTTGGGCACCTCCGCCCGTAGCAACAACGTCTAGCGTATAGGTTTCTCCGCCAGCCATTTCCATTACTTTGCTAAATGACGCCGTATAGGTTCCGCTCTTCACGGTCCTGTATGATGCTATCTCCGTAGTTGGTCCGCTTGTCTTTACAAACGATATGGTAACGTCAATATTCGCTGTACTCGTCAACTCGATTGAGATGTCGACATTATATAGTCCTTCTGCGTTAATCTGGAAACCGTCGCGTGGGTTTGTGAAAC